AAGGTTTGGTCTAACACAGCACGCCATAAACGTATTGTATTTACTTGTTCTTCCCACTTGTCGTCCACATCTTTTGCGGAAAAATAATTTGGTCGTTTCACTATTCATCGGCTTTCGTGCTGTGAGAAAACTTGGCTAGAGTTTTCCATGCACCCTCGTTAGTGTATATGGAGCCTAAGAAGCCTAAACCTTTTTCCATTTCTGGTTGCAACGAATGTTGCGCATGCATCGTGTCATGTACGACACCCGATACATCTATATTCTGTTTATACTTTAACCAAGACACATCATACGATTGATTCTGTGCTACCTTAGTAATATGTTTATCTTCTAATAATTTCTTAACCCAATTCCACGCTTTTGTTTGGTCATCTTTCTTCCAGTATCCGTATGTAAACGGTACCACAATGGCATGGGTTGATGAGGGGGCAAACCCAATACACGTTATCCGCCCACCTGCTGTCTCTATGTCAAATGCCAAAGGATGCTCTGCGTTATTTCTTCTAATGAAGTCTTGTTCAAATTTATCTAAGTCGTTTATACTCGGTTCGATCCAGAGTTCTCGTTCTATGTTTACTATATCTTTTGTTTCAGATTCTTGTTTTGCTTTTTTGAAATCAGAATAAAGTATAGATCTCAAAGCATAATTTTTGGACACACTAGACAGGGCATAAGAAGGAACTATTTTTATATCATCGCTGATGTGTGAGGTGTTAGAGGAGATGAGCGCCCCTCTATAAGTTCCAATCTTATCGTACCCTGTTAGTGACCACAACGATGCTGCCCCCATTGCTATTATAACATTAGGTTTAGCGTCGCTTAGTTCCTTGTACAATCTTTCCAGATGTGGTTGCGTCTCCTGTTTAAGAAACCCCATCGTTGAAGACGGATAGGGTGATCGCCACTCGGTAGTCTTGCACAAAGCTTTGTATTCACTTCTCTTGTGAAAAAAGTTTTGTAAGTTTTCTTGTGCTGGTCTTCTTTGGAAGACGTGGGTGAGCATACAATCTTCTAGCTGTATCCCCGCTAGTTTACATACCTTACCTAGAATGTAATCTCCTGCAAGTATTTTATTTAAACGAACTTCATTAACTGTTGGGTAGTCCATGACGATTGCAATTTTTGCACCGTCTACAATCTGAGAAGTTATGTTCTTGTGTACCGCATACTCACCCATAATACTACGCCGCTCTGTTGATTATTTTTTTAATCGAAGCTTGTAGTATGTCTTTGTTTCGGCCCACCATCTCGTGCTTTACAACACCAGAAAATGTTTGACCAATGCTTTGCTCTAGCATCTCGCCAAAGTTAACACCACTCATGTTGAGTGTTTTGGTTAGGAATTTCTTGATGGAAATTACAGGGTTGCCCTGTCCCAACGCTCTTGCAGTTGCCCAGAACTCCATTCTGGTTGGCTCGCAGTGATCTAAGTCACCGTCCGTGATCTCTGATTCCAAGACAGCATTTGCCTTGACATTGAGTCTCACGATTTCGTTTTGGTTTTCACCGACCTTATCCGTACGATAAGACGTGATCACGAAGTCATAGCTACCCTCTGGTAAGGGCATCTGCTCTTGTACGTCATCTGGATTCATCGATAAAAAATCTGATATATCAGCCATTAGTTCCTCCTTTGTTTAGGTTAATTACGTTGTCGGCTGACAACTTTTTGCGTGCATTTTGTTGTATTGCACTGAACAATTTAGCAAGATCTAATTCAGTTGTCTGACCAATAAGACTTGGTGCAGTAACTTTTAGATCCATTCTGTGATCAGATACAGTACGTAATGTACGCTCGGTTCCTTTGCTAGAAGAACGTGTATCTATTCTGCATACACAGTTGAAGTATCTGCCTAGCTTTGTAGATAGTTTAGAACCTACGCTAGTTGGGTACGCTTTTGACACGCCCATGTCTCCTTCCATGTATTGCATATGCGTTGTAACAACCACGTTACAAGGCACTTCTGATCCCGTAATGTACTGCATGATATGTTGCACGTCACGAGCTGCCGTTCCCCATTCGGGTTGGGAAGCTTGATCAGTTGACTTCTTATTATTAAAGACAAGAGCCGCACGAAGTGCCGCCTCACCCATTAATGTTAAGCTGTCTATAACCAACACATCTTTGTTAGTCCATTTAGATACGGGGCCATACTCTTCATCTTCATCTTTCCAATTAGAAATTAAAGATGCACCCTTACGAAACGCCTCCGCTCTGCCCATAGGATCTTTCAACGAAACATATGAAACGTTGTTAACACCTGTGTCCGTTAAGAACTCGGGAAGAATGTCTAAGCCGTTGTCGAAATCTAAGATACGTAACTTGTATCCTGCGTTTGCAAGGGTGGCTAATGAAGCCGTCTTACCAGAGCCACTATCCCCTACTAGTAGTAGCTTGGTTACATCTACTGATGTATGATTTTTTATACTTGCCATATTTATCTCCTGTATATTGTAATATTAGCATAATTAAAATTTTTGTCAAGAAGTATTTTTACTAAACAAATTTTCTGCATGTATTATTTCTCCTTCACGTACGAGATCATCATGCAATGAGACTTCAAAGTCTTCATTTAAAATTGTGAGACGGTGGTCAGGTGACTCAGAACACATCTCTCTAAATTTACAACCACCATAGTTACCACATGAAGTAAAGTTAGCTGGATAGTATTGGTGTTCCCAATAGTTTTCCGATAGACCTAAGTTATATACTGTATCAGCATACCATTCATCAATAGATAAATTAGATACGTTAAACACAGCACGATTGAATCTGCAAAAGTGCACACCTGTCTGTACTGCATCAATAATAAAACCACGAACAGGTAAACTTAGTATGTGTCGTGCGGCCCATAGGTACGCATACACCTGGTTGTTTGGTTGGTAGTTTCTAAAATACATATCACTTAAAGATGCTTTGGTTGTCTTTGTATCACACAGATACAACCCACCTTCGAACTCTACAATCTTATCTATCCTACCAGAGAATCTTTTACCTGTCGTACCGAAGGGTACTTCAAATCTTTTCTCAAGACACGGCTCACCGTTAGGCATTGCCGCAATCTTTATGTTGTCATCCCAGTATTCTTCTACTCTCCAGACAATGGCACGCAGTGCGGCTTCTAATCCTCTTGCCTTATCTTCTGATGAAGATAGATCAGCTCCGTAATTCTTGAGTATAAACTCAATAGCCTCACGCATTGTGTCTTGTTTATTTTTATTATGGAATCTACCTCTATCGAGTATCTCATATGCGTCGTGCACTGCTGACCCAAAGCCCGTGACCATACCATAACTTTTTAATTTATACCCACGTAAGTTTGTCAGATTGTATAGACGGGGGCACGCCAAGAAAGTTGAAAGACTTGATGTATCCCATACTACTTGTTTAGGTTTGTCATCTACATAGATATACTTTGGAACTCTATCTGGTTTAGACATCTTTGATTAGCACATCTAGTATGCTACCTTCTGTCACAGGTTTAGCTTTAGTCCTTGCTGATTTGCCTGATATTCTTTTACCAGATTTCTCTGCGGCTCTGATATTCTCACGAGTCCTTTGCAAATACTCTATGATTTTATCAATGTCTTGTTGATTATCTGCAAGTTCCATTGGATCTTTTTCTAATAGTTCTGTTGGTATTTCTAACTCTTCACTCATTCTGGGTCTGTTCCTTCATACATAGGTATCGTATCCATTTGTGGTTCGTCAAATCCTTCTGTATCAAAGGGTTCAACGGACATAATCTTTGCGTCTGGTATTGTAACCAAACCCATAGTTAATTTATTAGATACATATTTACGAGTAGTCTTATCAAACTTCATGTTTGATTCCATGACTAGTTTCGCCGCGTCTTCTTTAGTTCTAGCTTCTACTGCCCAGTGCTGTGTGAACATGTGACTAGTTGTAACATCATACTTCATCTTGTCTCCTTTTAAAAATTAGGTTCTTGTTCTACACCCTCATCGTGTAGTCTTTTGTATCGAAGGTAGACAGCTTTGGCTTCGTGATATGCTCGCCATCTACCTTCAAATTCTGCGTCGTACATTTTATCTGCCCAATACTTTAGTTGTGTGGGCACATGTTCAATGTATGGTCTTTCCTGTAATGTTTGCATTGTATAACCAATCCTCCAGTGCGTTTGGTTCGTGACCTTCTTCTCTCATAGAAGCTAAGTCTTTCTCAATCAAATGTCCTATTGAAGTTGCATTCTGTACACACACAGATAACATATGCAACGCAGGTAAACTACCTGCTGATGTTAGTATCATTCGCATACCCATTTCAATCAGTGCTGATTCTACTAAAGCCATAGGATATTTCATACACAAATCTGCAATAGGTTTCTTTAAATCTTCTAAACAATCAACAAACATTTTTTGTTGTATCTTATTAAGTTCATTGCTCATAGTTTGTTTCCTTCCTCATCTGTCATTTCAAATGATTTTGTTTCTAATGAAGATGTAATTGTAAC